ATTTCTGATAAGCTTTTAGCTGTCATTATCTCCATTAATATATCAGCAGAAACAATTCCTCCTTTTATAAATTCTGGAACAAGTGCTCTAATTTGTTCCATTTCTTTTATTACTTCTGAAGAAGTAACTATATGTATATCGAAATCAGTAACTGTAAAATATTTAGGTAATGCAGTAAAGACTCTTTGTAACTTATCACCTAATATTAATGTTCCAGTTAATCCATCTTTATAAACTATTTTAGCACAATTTAGAGAATCTAAAAGTATTTCTCTAGTAATTAAATCCATTTGATAATGCCATTGTTTAGTTACTATAAATGAATTATTTATTCCTGTTTGAACATTAGTTACTGCATCTCGTTGCTATATTCCATTTAATCTTTCTCTGAATACTCCAGTAATAGATGATGTTGTTTGTTCTATAGAATCAATAGCTAATTGGATAGCCTAAATAGCTTGTACTTTAACAGTATCATCAAATCCATTAAACATAGTATTTAAAGGAGCTTGTCCTGTATTTAATTGTCCTTCTTGAGAAGTATCAATCAATGCAAATCCTGCTTTTTTATAGGCTTTCCATTTCATTAATCTTTCAGATAAGTCATTACCTAAAATTGCTGGGAGGGTTGGAAGGTTAACAAAATCTCCAACTGAACCAGATTGAGCTATTAAATTATCTCTATAGAAATGTAACAAATCATAACGATCCTAAAGTACCATACATTTAGTTACCATAGAGAATGGTTCTCCTCCTCTATTGTTAAACCAAACACCATTAACACTTAATGTTGCCTTATTAGGAGCATCTTTAGTTCTGATAATATCTTTATCTAGTCCTTTAAGTATATAGATTTCTGATCCAATTCTTACAGTAGAATATCTCTATTCAACAAAGTTTTTATCAGTTTCTATCCATTCAACTTCATATACTGGAATTAAATCTTTATTATACCAATGTTGTTCTGGATATCCTGGAGTAACTTCTTCTCCAGCTCTTATTCCGTCTGTAGCAGGAGTACCGTTGCTATTATAACTTCTAACAAAATAAGAACCAGTAGTTTCTAAAGCGTCTGTCCACATTTCTTCTATTTTAGAAATGTTTTCTTTAGATAAATCTTTTCCATATTTACTAAGAATTTGATTTCTAGTTAAATATGATCTAACTACAATTCTATATGATTCATTAATATATGGAGAATCATAATTTAAATCCGGAAACACATTGAGAGGATTTAAACAATCAATGTGAATATTTTTACCAGAAGAAGAAGGAAGAACTCTATAAAAAGTAAATCCAGAAACCAATAAATCTATAAATAACTACTTTAATTTAGTTACTAGATCAATATTCCTTGACTATATGATGTATTCAACAACATTTTGTCCGGCTATTTCATATTCAGAAATAAAATTTTCATTAATATCTTCTATTAATTTATCCAACTATTCTTTTATATTTAGATCCTACATGTCTTTGCTGCCAAGTATTCGTAAGAGATTATTTTTGAGATTATTTTGTAGGAGATTAGCACATTCTGCAGCAATCTTAAGTTGTTTTTCTCTAAATATATTATTAATAGTTTTAGTATCTTTACAAGAAACCTTAGGAAGAATTGGAACATTTAAATACTCTCCTACTAATGCATCAATATGTTTCCTAATAAGAGGAATAAACTCAACCGCTGTTGGCTATCCAATTCCAAAGTTTTCTTCTAAATATTTAAACTATTCCTTGTCTCGTTTACAGTTATAATAATTATAAGCTTTTTTAATAGCTTCTTTTTCCTAAACAAGTTCCGCAATAGCTAAATCAGTTTTGCTAACAAGTTCTTCTTTCTTCATCTTCTGGATAAATTTTAACTCCTCTAAAGAATTTTATTCTATGTAACTATCTTGAGACGAGTTCTTGTTCAACAAATTTTAAAAAATCTTCTGCATTTAAATCTGCAGATATTTGTATAACGGGTTTATCTAGATTATCAAAGTCTAATTCAACTTTATATCCAGTCCCGCCCTTCCCTAATTTAGTCACTCTAATATGTCCAGTATATATACATTTATATTTATACTAGATAATATCTAGAATGGCTTTTTCCATTTCATTCATCTATAATTTGGATTACTTGTTATATTATAACCTGGAATATATCCAGTATTTATTGTACCTTTAACTAATTTATCAGAATAATCAGGAATTACTCCATATCTCTTTATTCCTTTTTCATCAATATAATATCCAATATCTTTAAATTTTTCTGATACAGGTTTTGCTTGTGTAGGAATTACTTCTGATAATTCTTCATCAGCTATTTCAGCCATTTGACAAGCTGCTACCATATCAAACTTACCTTTATTTTCATCTGAATATTTTAGAAGCTAATTTAATAAATCTAAAAACCAGATTTCAGTATAGTAATCTTCAATATAAGAAGCAACTAATTGTAATCCATGTTCAATCATAGCAACAGAAGTAGTAGTACCATAAGGGGCTGTAGCACTTTTTTTCTTATTAGGATCTCCCTAACAAACTCTTGGACGTCTCATAAAATAATTCATCCATTTTTCTTTTTTAGCCCATGTAAGTATTCCTACTTTAGAAGCTTCTATATTTGCTACTGCATTATAATAATACATTAGAGCTAATGTCTATTCGTATGCTTCTTCAATACGCTATGGTCTATCTAAATAATAAGCTACATACATAGGAGTCTTCATTCCATGTACTCTTCTTTTTATCATGGCACAGAATTTAGAAGGATTCTTAGTTTGGTCTGAAGTGTCTTGTTGACCTAAATCAATTCCGTCAATTCCAGTCACATACAGACTATTCATTTTGTTGAAACTAATATTTTCTTCTAATTGCTTTCGTTCTACGTATGTCTCCTCGGATTCTCCAGGTTCTCTATCGTTGTTTCTAATTTCCCATAAAGGATGTTGTAAAATATGAACAGGCCCATTTGGATGAGGTTTAAATCTCACTCCAGAAATAGTTTCTCTTTTATGATTAGGATTACTATATATAAATTCCATATATCCTGTTTCTATCTTTGGAACATAATCTTTTTTAAATTTAATAGCAGAAATCTATTCTACTATTTTAACTTTATTAAAGATATTTTCTCCTTCAAGAGCAAAGGCTTCACTAGGATAAAAACAATACTCAGCTTTATAGTCTATTAATGCTTTAGGAGTAGATTCTAATTTAGCTCTTTCTTTTTCATAATATTCAGTAGCCTTTTTAATATCACAAACTCCTCTGTTGTCTACATATCCAGGTCTATAAAAAGCTATATTAGCTGGAATAAAAAAGGCAGTTTTTACCCAATCACCTTCTTCATTATAATTATTTAAAAAAGGAAGTACATTATATGCTTCTGGATTATAGAACATTTCTGATAATCCTTCAAGTCCATCTCGGTCACCACCGGTACCTCCCACAAGTCTTATTCCAAATCTATTACCACCAATTTCTACAAGAGCATTACCTTTAATATAAGATGGACGAAGTACAGGATTAGAACCGGCCTCCTCGTAAATTAATAAATCCACACGGTCACCTCTAATCTTTCTATCATTATCAGCAACAATAGCCTCAATGAGAGAACCCCAACCATCTTCAACTTTCTGACCATTAACCATCTTATAATAAGATGCTTTCTTAGCCATCTATTTATCAAGTACCTAACGAAGTTTAAAAAATCCTCCATCAGTATTATCATTTGCAAATGTCATTCCTCCCCATACTTTATCAAGAGATTTATCAATATAATTCTGAGCATTTGCTGTTAACATACATACTGAATTTGGAAAACAATTATAAATCTAATTACAAATTGCAGCGTTTATTTCAGAGAAACCGATACCACGGGCTTTAAACATACAAACATCTTTTTTAAGATATTTACATAATTCAAAGTAATGAAAGAATTCGTATTGAGAAGTATAAAATTCAGGAAATATATCTTTACGGCTTCCACCAAGTTTATCTACATTTGTTTCAGGTAATTGATAATAATTTAAGAAATAATAGTATGTTCCAGGAACTGTATAACCATTTACAGTCATCCCTTCTCTACATCTCTTATATTCTTCATTCCAGAAATCTCTATATGCTTTTGAACCAAAATAATAAGAAGTATAATGTCCTGTAGCTTTTTTAGTATCACGTGCTTGAGTAAACCAAGAAGGATCAAAATCTAATCCTTCTGTTTCTGTAATAGGTCTGTATCCAGTTAATTCATAAGAGAGTCTTTTGTCAAAGTATTCAATAGGATCTCCTATTTTAACATCCCATTCTCCTTCTTTATGTTTAACATCAGACTATTGAAGTTCATGGATTTCTTCTTGAAGCTACTCTTGTTTTTCTTGAACTTCATCTATTATAGATTTTATTTCTTCAGGCAACTCTGGAGTTATTGGATTTTTTCGAGGTCTTCCTCTTTTCTTTTTAATTTCTTCCATTATAGATCAGGAACAAATCCTTCAGTAGCTCCTGCACGTATTGCTGATTGTTCTGTAATTTCTTTCTTAACAAGAGATTCAATTTGTTTAAGAACTTCTATCTGCTTCGCAGCATTTTCCATAGCTTTCTAAATATCTGCTACTTTATTTACATACTTTCCAGTTTGTTCATCACGTTCTTCTAAATCTACATTGTTAAAATAATCAACAATTTTATCTGTAACCAATTCGGCACTTTTTAAAAGTCTTACATATCGATTGGATTCTTGAAGTGCTCTATATTTTCTGCAAGCAGCCCTGAAATCTGGATCGTTCCATTCAGCTTCAGTTATGTTTGCATCCTACAGAGCAGCTTCATGTCTTTCCTATTCTGAATAATTAGAATAAGGAGATTTCCAATCAATTGCAAGATATATGTAAGTAAATTCTCTATCAGCTCTTTTTTTGTCTCTCTATATTAGTTTTTTAAACTCCCTAATAATAGCTAAATCAGCTGAGTTAAGAATTACTGTACCTGTTCCCTAATCATAATCAAAAACATTCAAATTCATATTTACATTAACATTTTATTCTTTAAATTATTTTTTAACTTTTACTAAATATTTTACCTCCCTAACGATGCATTTTAAATTTAGTAATAACAGAACCTTCTTGATGTTTCTTTATTTTAGAACCACAAGCTTTTTTTGGAGTTTTATTATAAGGAGCTTTGGTTCTATCAGGAGTCCATTGTACTTTTCCT